AAGAATATAGAAATGCTTTGTTGATATGGTCTGATTGGACTCAAGGTAATGATTCTCCATTATCTGATAGTAAGAAAACTGAATGGGCAACATATCGTCAGGCATTAAGAGATCTTCCAGCAACTATAGCAGCAGATTCTAATTTAACATCAAAAGCATTAGCAGACAATCACTCACATTCTAGTTGGCCAACAAAACCTTTGTAATTTTTTATTTTTATTATGAATGATCTTATACAACTTATAAAGATACTAGAACCAAATGAATTAAAATATATTAATGATTATATTGATACATTAGAGTTTCATGATTGTAAGGTTTTTGGTTCAGAAGGAAAAAACTATGTCAATAATGATATTAGATCAAGTAGTGGATTAACATTGGATGATAGCACTAAGGGAACTATAATGTTACACCAACGTATTAATGTTGGTTTAGAATCTTATTATAAGAAAGTTAAATCTGTTCATCAAAATTTTTCATATTATCCAGTTCCTTGTGGTATGGGAACTAAATGTTGGAGAGAGGGAATACAGGTATTAGAATATGAACCTGGACAAAAGTATAGATTTCATGCTGATGCTGCTACTGATAAACATTTAACTGAATATGAAAGAAAAGTAAGTGTTATATTATATTTAAATGAAGGTTTTGAAGGCGGTGGTACTGAGTTTATACACACAGCGTTGAAACCTAAACCAGGATATGCTATAATGTTTCCATCTAATTGGTGTTATCCTCATGCTGGTCAAGAAGTGATCAGTGGTAAAAAAAGGATAGCAGTTACTTGGTATTACGTTGATTGGGCTTAAGTATTATGGATCCAGAAACATTTGTAGAAAAGGTTGTCATTGATGTTTGTTCTAAAAGATTCAAACTTTATAGTGATCAAGGTGAAGTCAGACATGTCAATTGTGAAACAACTCAACAATTTATGGATGTGTTGGAAGTAGTTACTAACCAAGCAGACTCAAGTATTATCGAATATGCTGAGATAACAGTGAATTAATCGCAGCTAAATAGAAACATAGAAATCTTTTGGCCAGAAGTATAAGAAGATGCCTTTAAATAAGTTAGAGAATTTTATAAAGAACACTGAAGGACGTATTCTTTATGTAAATCCAAATGACCTTGATGCTACAGATGGTATTGAAAACGAAGGTAATTCGTTAACAAAACCATTTAAGACTATTCAGAGGGCATTATTAGAATCAGCAAGATTTTCATATATTGAAGGAAACGATAATGATATTGTTGAGAAGACAACTATATTATTATTTCCTGGTGAACATTTAGTAGATAATAGACCAGGTCATGGTATTAAAACTGTAGCAGGAGATGCTAGAGCAGTACCAGCAACTTCAGTCAATGGAGCTCCGTTAACTGAAGGAGCAACAGAGACTTTTGGATTAACTTTAAATTCAAATTTTGATTTAACACAGGAAAATAATATACTTTATAAGTTCAATAGTGTTCATGGTGGTGTTGTTGTACCTCGTGGAACTTCATTAGTTGGACTAGATTTAAGAAAGACAAAAATAAGACCTAAGTATGTTCCAAACCCAACAGATACTGATGTTCCTAATTCATCAATCTTTAAGATAACTGGTACATGTTATTTTTGGCAGTTTACTATTTTTGATGGTGATGAATTAACAACTGTATATACAGACAATACTGATTTCTCAACAGCAAATAGATCTAAACCTACTTTTTCACACCATAAGTTAACTTGTTTTGAGTATGCTGATGGTGTTAATGTTATTGGTGATTATGGTTTAACTGACCTACAGGTATACTATAGTAAGTTATCAAACGCATTTAATAGAGCATCTACTAGAGAAGTTAGATTTAAATATCCTACACATCCAGATGATTTTGCTCCTGTAAGACCTGAATTTGAAATAGTTGGTGCTTTCGCTACAGATCCTCTTGCTATTAGTAATATTATTTCTGGTGATGGTGCTACTGCTGGTAGTATTGTAACTGTTACTACAGCATTACCTCATAACTTTAGTAGTGGAACACCTATAAAAATTAAGGGAGTTAGTGCTCTTGATTATAATATATCCACAAAAGTTAAAACTGTAATTAGTGATACTAAGTTTACTTACTTATTGCCGTTTGTAAGATCAACACTACCTGCTGGTCCTGATTCTGGACTAGGATTTGGTGATGCTGAAGTTTTAGTTGAAACTGATACCGTAACAGGTGCTTCACCATATATCTTTAACTGTTCATTAAGATCAGTTTGGGGTATGCAGGGTATGCATGCTGATGGTAATAAAGCAACTGGTTTTAAATCTATGGTTGTTGCCCAGTTTACTGGTGTATCACTACAGAAAGATGATCGTGCTTTTGTTAAGTTCAATAAAACTAGTAGAGAATATACTGGATTAACACCTGCGGTTCAGAGGGGTGAAATATTAGCATCTAAATCATCTTCTACGAATATAGATCAGGTATATCATTTAGATTCTGGTTGTGTTTATAGACCAGAGTATGAGACAACTCACGTAAAAGTTTCTAATGATGCTGTTATACAGATAGTTTCTGTATTCGCTATTGGATATCATACTCATTTCAATATGTTATCTGGTGCTGATGCTTCAGTTACTAACTCTAACTCTAACTTTGGTCAGTTTGCTCTTTGTGCTGATGGATTTAAGAAGGAAGCGTTTGATAAAGATAATAAAGGTTTTGTAACTTCTATTATTACTCCAAGAGCTATTGTTACTAAGGAAGATGCTATTGATTGGCTTCAACTTGATAAAACAGCAATATCACAAATTCTTGCTCCTCCTAATAATTCTGCACCTCTTCCAAAACGTTTATACTTACTTGGAAATAAAAATAAATTCTCACCACCATCAGCAATTGCTCAAGGATTTAGAATTGGTGCTAAGGTAGGTGAAAAGTTATATCTAGAAGGTGCTACTCCATATGAAGCAACCGTTGTTATGTCCAATGGAGCATTGGTTGGTACAACAGATACTTCTGAGAAGTCATATGATGCAACACATTCCGATCCTATTGATAATGTAAATAGTGCCATTTATACTATAGATGGTGGTCATAATCTAGCTAATGGTGAATCAATAAGAATAATTGCTGATAGTGGTAAGTTACCTCAAGGACTAGATGCTCATAAAATATATTATGCTATAACTAATGCTGCTACTAATAGTGGATTAGCAATTAATCAGATTAGAATTGCTTCATCTAGAGCAAATGCTGAACTAACTAATCCACAATTTATTAGAACTTCATTTACTTCTGCTGAAGGTGCTGTAAATATTATTAGTAGAGTATCTGATAAGAATCCAGGAGATCTAGGACACCCAGTTCAGTTTGATGAGCAAACATATTCTATTACTAGAGGTCCAAGTGGTGGTCAAACAACAACCGTAGAATCAGGTGGTTGGTTTGTTCATATTGCTGAAGCAGGTGATACAATTACTCCTGTTATACAAGGAAATACATTTACTGATGATGACAATGTACCTATTCCATATATTCTTAGAAAAACTGATGATAGAAGTTTAGATGAGAAACTTTATAAGATTAGATATGTAATACCTAAAGAGATTAAAGGTGCTAAAGATCCAACAGATGGATTTATTCTTCAGGAATCAAGTTCTACTGGTGCTATTTCTAATACTGATTTTACACTTCCAAATGATCCAACTGGAGTATTGACAGTTAATGATTATGAATTCCAGAAGAATCCTAGATTCATAACAACTGTATCATATGATAATAATACTAAGATAGCTACTGTTAGATCTGATAAATCTCACGGATTAAAGGTTGGAAATAGAGTTACTGTTAAGCATGTAACTACAACAACCAATCCTACTGGAGTATTTGATAAAGAATTTAATGGCAATTTCGTTGTAGATTCTGTAGTCAATGATAGAATATTTAAGTATAAGGTCGTTGAATTAGTTGATACTTATTCTCCAACAGGTCCTGAAATAGTAGTTGGAACTATTAATATTAATGATGGTGATGGAACAAATGTAAGATCGACTGCTCTTCCTAGATTTGAAAGAAATGATACGAGGGAGAATTTATATGTCTATAGATCTGAAGTAATTACTTCTTACGAAGAAGGAGTACAGGATGGTATTTACCATCTATTCGTATTGAATGGTAATAACTCTGCTGATGGTGTATTTGCCTTTAAGAAGTATAATCAAAGTATTACTGATCTTTATCCACAACATGATAGGGATAATCCTGAAGATAACCCACAGGAAGCAAAAACATATGCGAAACTTGAACCAATTGGTTCTGTAATTACTAATGATCTCAAGAAGAGTATTACTAGAGAAACTGCTAATATATTCTTATCAACATTTGGTGTATCTAATGTTATTACTGCTGCTTCTAATTCAGCAAGTAGTACTTCTATATCTTTAGATGGAGCACATGGATTAAATGGTATTAGATTCTATGATGGAGATGTAACAGGAACTGGTACTTTTACAAACAGTACACCTAATGTTCCATATCAGAATATTAAACTGTTTGATGATCAATCACAACCTTCATCTGCTAACTGGAAAGGAGCAACGGCTCAAGTAGAAGTTACTAGTGCTGGAGTTGTAGCAAATACTATTAAGATACAGGACGGTGGTTCTGGATATAAAGCAGGAGATACTTTATACTTTGATAGTTCACAGGTAGGTGGATTAAAAGGAACACCATCTCAATTTATTACTTTAGAAGCAAAACATGTTTCTCTTGCTGATAATAACTATGTTCAAGTAACTGGTATTACAACAGCTACTGATGGATACTACATGATTGATCAAGTATCTGGTGAAAAATCAATCACTGTTCATAAGAGTAGTGCTGATACTATCTACACTGGACAACAAGTTATTGATATGGGTCCTGCTGCAGAGGTTAGCTCTGGTACTGCCCCTACAGAATCTGGAAGTGGATTAACTAAATCAACTACATTTACCACTGTCAAAGCACATGGTATGTTGAAAGGTAATAAGTTTAGAATACTTAGTGCCACTTATGAAAATCTTGGTGATTTTGTTGTAGAAGAAGAGACAGCATACAATGTTTTCAGTGCTACAACAGGAGAAGCAACAGGATTAGTTGCTAATGCTAAGTATATCCTTAAGCATGGATTATCTGCTCATGATGCCGTTTCTGGTAAGTCTGCCGAGAATCTTGGTATAAGATCATTATCTCTCATGGGTCATGATGCAATGATCGCAGATGAGGTGATTGCTGCTAGTGCTTCTGAATTTAAGGTAAATTTATATGATGAACCAACATTTGATACAGCAGTTCAAGAATCAATACAGGCTAAGTTCCCAATAGGATCTTATATTCAGATTGATGATGAGATAATGAGGGTGAATAAGAATGTTCTACAAGGTACTTCAAATAATAAATTATCTGTTATTAGGGGTGTTTTAGGATCAATCGTACAAGAACATAAAGATAAGTCTATAATTAAGAGTATTAAACCTCAAGCAATGGAGGTTCGTAGACCTTCTATCTTGAGGGCATCTGGTCATACATTTGAATATCTTGGTTATGGTCCAGGTAACTATTCAACTGGTTTACCACAAATATCTGATAGAACTCTAACAGAAAGAGAAGAGTTCTTAGCACAATCACAAGAAACTTCTTGTGGTACTGTTGTTTACACAGGTATGAATGATAAGGGTGATTTCTATATTGGAAACACTAAGATCTCAGCAGATAGTGGACAGCAGACTACATTTGATATTCCAATTCCAACTGTAACAGGTGAAGATCCAAGTAAGTTAAGTGTTGTATTTGATGAAGTAATCATTAAAGAGAGATTACTTGTTGAAGGTGGTAGTTCTAAACAGATTCTGTCTCAGTTCAATGGTCCTGTAACCTTTAATGGTATTACTAGGGTTAATAATCTATTCCAATCTCAAACAATAAAGGTTGGAACCAGTCATACTGTTTATATAAACAATGATGATGAAGAATCAGAATCAAATTATGATGAAATAGTATGCGGATCAACCTTACAAGGTGCTCTTCAAGTTAAGGGTGGGGCAAGTATTGGTAAGAACCTTAATATTTGTGGAAAATTAGGTGTTAAGAATAATACTCCTTCAACAAACACTAATAGTGGTGCTATTGTTACTGCTGGTGGAGTTGGTATTGGTGGTGATTTAAATGTTGGTGGTAGTGGATCCTTTGCTGGTAATGTAATATTTAATGGTGGATCTCATTTCCCAAGTAATAAGTTAGTGACCTTTGGTGGTGCTACTGCTAATGTTGCTAATGGA